GCAGTTCTTGATGAAGAAGGAAAACCATTAGGTAAATTGTTACCACCAGAGAAAGAAGGTGAAGAACAAACAAAACGTATTCCGAATCCTGCGCAATTTGATCAAATTGAATGGGCAGAAGAAAGTTCAATGAAAACTGTATTAGATACATTGAATAAAATGGGTGAAATTAACAAAGAAATCATCATCTATCCAATTGATGTTAATCGTGAATATTTTGATTCAGTATCACGTACTAAACAAACTATAAGAGATTTTATTGATAGAGAGATAGAAGCAAATCTTGTTTTATATCTTGATTCAATGGGTATGTTTAAAAATTTGTATGAAGAAGAAAATGAAAAATAAATCAGACTAAGTAATGCTCAATAATAAACGATAGGCAATTTGTAGCTCATTGTTTTGATTTTTCAAGTTGTGTTAATGTAACCCATCCAAGTAATTGGATGGGTTTTTTTATGAATAAATAATAAAAAGAATTAAATATATGGATAAATCAAAGAAATCCAAAGATAGTGGAGCAGATATAGCGCAAGAGTTCAAAAATGAACTTGAAAATATAATGAGTGATTTTGAACAAGGTGTTTTTGGAAATGCTGAATATAGTGGAGATTTGGGGGAAATTATAGCACCTACACCACCAAGTCAATTGGGGGAAGTTGATTTATTTAAAATGGATAAGAATTTAAGAAAAGATGCTCATTCTGTTATTGATGCGTTATATAAAATGTATTTTAAGGCAGGAATAATTAAGAAATATGATTTTGCTTTAAAAAAGAAACAACAATTAGATACATTGAATTTATCTAATATGCTTTTTCAAGTATCAACTGTTAAAATGTCTATAATTACAGCATTACAATTATTACAAACTTCACAAGATCCAAACCCACAATTATTTCGAGCTATTAGTGATTTACAAAATGTATTATCTGAATTAACTAAAAATTTGGCAAATTATGTAATATATTTAGAAAACAATTATCGTTTAGAAAAAGAAGAATTAGAAGATGGAAATTTAAATTCACCTAAACAAATTGGTAAGCATAAAGAAAATGCGGCAATTGCTGAAAATTCTGAATCAATACAAGAAGCAGAAACTATTGAGGAAGCAGAAACTATTGAGGAAGCAGAAGAATTGGAAAATAATGTTGAGAGTACTGAAATAGTTGACAAAAAGAATAGTTTGAATTTAATAACAAGTGCAAAAACTTTAGTTGATGAAATATCAGAAAATAATCCATATAAAGTTAAAAAAGAAATGGATAAACCATTAACTAATCCACATTTAAAAGAAGAATTGGCATCATCAATGGGTATAGATTTATCAAAAATTGAAGAAGAAAGTGATTATGATAAATTAAATGATATTGTTTAAAAAATAAATTAAAATATGAATAACTTATATGAATCATATATGTATGAACAACCATTAATAATTAATACAATTGCATTAAATCCATTTTTTGCAGAATTGCAAGTACAAATTAATGGAAGAATTGAAAATATTAAATTTTCAAATTCTAAAGGTGCACCAAAAGGACCAGGTATAGCACAATATGAGTCTACATTTTCATCTAATGGGCAAAAATATGGATTGGATGTAAGTTTTAATAATGATGGTACAATACATAGAATAGTCAAAATATATAAAAATGATCCTATTGAAAGTTTTGGTAATAATCCACCTAGAATGGATTATTTGCATGGGTCTAATATAATTAAATCAACATAAAAATAATAATATGACTTGGATTATTTTGGAACAAATACTTCCTCTGGTATTGGATTTATAACCCCTAAATCAAAATTATCAAATACAAAAGAGAATAGTTTAGAACACATTTGGAGTACATCCAGAGTGAAAAAACTTATAGATGATTATCAATCAGGTAAAAGTGATATAGCCGGTTACAAAAATACACCTTTTTTTAAAAAGGATATTGAATTTCGTGCACCTAATTTAGCATATAATTATTCTGATTATGAATTGGATGAATTAAAAAAATCAGCCAATGATATTTTTTATTTTACCAGAGAATATGTTACTATTAAAGATGAAAATGGGCAATTGCTTAAAATTAGGCATTTAAGAGATTATCAAGAAGAAATTTTAGATTCATTTGTACATCATCAAATGAATATATTAATGGCATCTAGGCAAATTGGTAAAACAGTAGCATCTGCAATTTATATTGTACATTTTATGTTATTCAATAGAGATAAAAATGTTATGATTGTTGCTGATGTTAGTGATACTACTAAAGAAATTTTGGATAAAGTTCGTAGTATTATTGAACACTTACCATTCTTTATGAAACCAGGTATTGTAATAAATAATGTTAATTCAATTAAATTAGATAATGGTTGTAGAATAATCGGTAGAACAACTACAAAGAAAACAGGTATTGGTTTCTCAATTGATTTATTATATATGGATGAATTCGCACATATTAATGATTCATATATTAAATTCTTTTACCGAAGCATATATCCTACTATCTCTGGTATATTAACAGCTAAAATTATAATATCATCTACACCTAATGGAACAAATAAATTTTATAAATTGTGGCAAGCTGCTATAGAAGGTAAAAATTCATATTATCCATTACGAGTTGATTATTGGCAAGTACCAGGAAGGGATGAAGCATGGAAAGCTAAAACTATTGCAGATTTAGGGTCAGTTGAAGATTTTAATCAGGAATACGGATTACAGTTTTATAGTTCGGATGAATTGATGTTGGATTCTATTGATGTTAAGAAAATTAATAAAATGAAAGTAGAATATACTAGTAGAAAAATTAATGCATTACGTATTAATTATGATGGTAATTATATTGATTATTCTCGTTATATGACATTTCATCCTAATTTTTTAAAGACGACACTACTAGATAATATGGAAAATTTGACACAAGATGAAAATTTTTATGTAATGTCAATAGATACGGCTGATGGTGTTGGAAAGGATTATTCCGTTGCTAGTATTTTTAAGTTAGTAAATTTACCAATAGATTTTTTATTACGAAACAGATCTATTATAAATGAAGCAACAGATATATTTTCATTAATACAAGTTGCTAAATTTAGAATTAATGTTATAAATACGACTACTTTTGCTGATATTATTCGAGAATTAGTATATAATTTCTTTAATATTGATAGACTTGTAGTAGTTATTGAGCTTAATCATAAAGGAGAAATTATTAAAGACCGTATTGAAGCACATAATAGATATTTTCCGGGTTTAATTGTTCATACTAAGCATACTGTTAATAGTAAGTTTTTTGAACCTGGTCTTATTCTAAACTCATATCAAAAGAAAAAAGAATATTGTGATTTGTTTACATATAAATTATCAGTTAATAAAATATTACCAAATGATAAAGAAACAGTATTAGAATTAGGTTCATTTGGTAAAGTTAATAATTCGGCTAGTTATCGTTCACAATCTGGAAATGATGACTTGGCAATAACGGCTATAAACGCATCTTCATTTTTTGATTCACCACAATACTATGAATTTTCTGAAACAGCTTTGGATAATATTAAAGATCCTGAATATATTACAAGACTTAATGAAGAAATTATAGAATACAATCAAAAAATATTAGAAGTGGATCGTCCATTTGACAAAGAAACAATGAGAAGTATAACGGCTCTTGGTTAAAAAATGAGCATTTTTAAAAAAGTTTTCTATTTTTATAAATTTATCATTTCTTTTTTCGTATTTTTGCTTAATATATTAAAAATATAATAGCATGAAAAAAATATCAATTAATTTATGGGTTATGAGAGTATTAACAAACTCAAGAACGATGAAATACAACAATTGGCAGAGGCCATAATAGAATCATTGAATACAAATAGCGAAAATTTAAAGAAAAATAAAGAGCATTTGTTAATAAAATTAATAAAATTAATAAAACCTAAACTGAGGTATCAAATATGGAAATACGTAAAGAATAATGATGATTTAGAAGATATTTTAAGCGACTGTATATTAAAAATATATAGTAAAATTGAAACATATAATATTAAATATCGGTTTACAACTTGGGTTTATACCATTACTTATAATGAAGTAGTTAGCTTTTTAAAGGCAAAGAAAAAAAGAAAAGAAATTCCATTACAATTTTCTTCTATGTCAGATAGAAATTCATATATTGAAGAAAATGAAAAATTAGTATTCCCCGAATTAGTTGATTTTGATATAGATGGTGTTGTTGATAATGAAATATTTTTATTACCAGATGGTTTAAATAAAAATATTATAATTGACACTCAATATAATCGGTTAAAAATTCGTGAATTGGCGGTTAAATATGATATTTCAGAAAATACTATAAAGACTAAGCAACGAATAACAAGAGAAAAAATAAAAAATAGTATTTATAAAAAATATCCTATATTGAAAAATAATATTAGTAAAGTATTGTAAGAAATATTCATAAATAATAATAAAATAATAATGAGTTATGTTTAAATGGTTATCAATAATTAATTATATTATGCGAATTAAAGGTATTCGTAATGATATTATAGCAAAGCGTGTTTTTTTAAAATATTTACCGTCATTATATTCGGATAAGTTTTTTCAAAAATATAGAAAAACTTTATTAAAGGATAGAATGTTTTTGGGTATTGATCTTCTTCCAGAAATAAAATTACAAAAACAAGATGATTTAGCTTTAGAAAATGAAGAAAAACGAAGATTAGCAATTGAAGTTTCTAAATTTAATGATGTGTTTGCTAAACATGGTTTATTAGAATTTGTTAAAATCATACCCAAAAAAATAGATACTGATAAGTATTATGGTTTTATGATTGAGGTTGCTTATAAATATTCTAACACTACTGCAAAAACAATATCTTATGTAATATTTTACACATTATGGTTATTGGGATTATTAGGAATAGCCACATATTTATTATTAACTAATTTTATTTTTGCTTAAATCTGAATATATAATAAAAAAAGAAAGCATTATGGCAAAAACTAATAAAAATCAAATGTTTTCATCAGGAATGATAACTAATGTATTATTAGCAATACTTGTGTTTTTTTTATTAATTAATACATGTACTAATATGTCAGTTAGTAGAAAAGTTGATAAATTACCAGCTAAGATGTATACTCATGATTCTACAATTATTGAAAAGATTAAAACCATTGATTTAAAAAATAGAAAAATTTTAAGAGAAGAATTTGATATAGATGTCAATCAAGCATTATATAATTTTTTAATTTATGAGTCTGATTTAGATAGAAAAAAAATAAGTTTATCAGAAATTAAAGACCTTCTCATAAAGGATGAAAAAAATATAAAAGATAATGAAAATAACACCAAATAAAGTATTAGCCCTATTTGTTGTAGTTCCTTTTATATTTTCAATAGTTTCAACTATCCATTTGATAGTATTTTCTTCATTAGGTAATGTAAATTTTCTAGCAATTATATTTGCACTTACTGTTGAATTGGGGGCGTTAGTAACTTTTATATCATTGAGTCCTAATATACTTAAAAGACTAAATAAGTCTATGGTATTTTTTATGTTTATTTTATTATTTGGATTACAGGCAATAGGTAATGTCTATGCCATATTTAATTTTATATTAAGTAAATTAAAAATCGATTCGTTATGGTTAGATACGTTTAATAGAATGACTATGGAAACGATGGATCCATATATGCAAACGATGACTATTTCTGTGTTGCTCGGACTATTTGTTCCAGTATTATCATTATTTATGTTAAAATCAGCAATTGATTATTTAGGGCAAGATGCTGGTGATGAATGGAATATTAACGATGATGAAGATTATGAAGAAAATGAGGGAATAACTGAGGGAATAACTGAGGGAATAACTGAGGGTGTAACTGAGGGTGTAACTGAGGGTGTAAATGAATTAAAACCAAATATTCCAACTCCTATTACAAAAGAAACAGTTCCAGATAATACTATAAAGAAAATTCCTAAAGAAAGCGATAATAAAAAAATAAATAAAAAAAAAGAAAACATAAGACACCGAGAAGTAAATATATTGGGTGGTGAAAAAAGGAATTAAAAATATAAGAATGAATGGGAACATATAAACAGAAAATACCTAATGCTTTAAATGCTTTATGTGAAGATTATTTTGGGGATATTCTAACTATGGAATATGTAGATGGTTGTTTAGTTATGATGCGAAGTAATGACATTTTAGCAAAATGGTGTGATACTAAAAATTTATATTCAATTGCAGATGGGTATGAAATTATAAATTCGGTATTAAAGCCAAATCAAACAATGATTGTATTTGATAATGATGGTATAGCTGATTATAGTGATACTAATGTTGTTGGGGATATAACTGGAAAAAAACCATCAGAGCTTTTAGATAAATCATATGCTAAATCACTTTTTATGTTTGTAAAATACCCATTAAAATCATCAGCAGGGCAAACAATAGATGATAGTTTGAATACAATTAAGTTGACAATTAGTAATCTTTATTTATATCCTGATGAAAATGACCCAGATGCGGTTTATAATTCAGATGAATTAAATTTACCATTATATACTTTTTATTCACATATGACAAATCCAACAAGCAATGATTTAACAAATATGCTTAATTATGTTAAAGTTACAAATACTACAACAGAAAATGTAGAAATACACGGATTAGTATTATTCTTTTCAAGTTTAAGTGTAGGTTGTACGAATTGTTAAAAAAAATAGAAAATAAATGTTTATAAATTCAGCAGGTTCATTAGTAATAGTACAATCAGGAGTAGATTATACACCAGAATGGATTAGTACAAGTCCACACTTACATACAAAAACAGCAGATGCAGGAAATGGGCCAGGGTATAAAACAATACCAATAGGTGCATTACAAGTTTTAGCTGATCCAGGCGAAATTGTTATGTGGACATTAAACGGTAATACTAAAATTAAAGGTACAGATTTAAATAGATTAATTCCAATTGTTGGTGGTTCACTTGATGGTTCGAAATATTATTATAAATTATCAATAGTAGAAAATGGTTATAAATCATTTCCATCTCCAGTAGAAACTGTAACATTAGTACCAAATCAAAAAACTATTAGATTAAAATGGAATAGAGTTGCTGGTGCTGATAGTTATGTTTTATTTAGAACAAAAATATATGGTTCTTGGACAGAAATGTTACCATTAGATAGTACAATATTGACTATTGATGATGATGGCACATTACCATGGGTAGCAAATACTGTTACTGATTTTGGTGTACCCGTAACTATACCAGCAGGAGCTTTTATTGTAGGGCATGTATATAATATATGGTTGAGAAAATATACTGGATCGGTAGATAATGCATTTTTAGGTTATAAACCACCAAATTATCCAACAGAGTTTTAAAATAATAAAAAATTAATGATACCATATCTAAAAGGTTTACCAGCTAGTACGTTTAATAATTTTTATAACAAACTTCCATATACTGGAAGACAAGATTATTTTGGATCTATAAGTAGTATTCAGAATTTTGGACCTGCATTAGTTATAAAATTAGTTCCTTTTAGAGATATGTCAATGGATTATTCATATAATGAAACTGATTTTGATAAATTGATGACAAATGTATTAAATAATTTACCAATTGGATCACAAATAACAGCTTTATTAATGAATACTGTTAAAAATCAAAAGGGTGGAAAAATGATTAGTGGTCAAGTATCTAGAATAGTACCTGATTATGAAAATCAGCTTTTAAGAATATATGTAATTGATAGAAAAACAGGAAGTGAAGTGGAAGTTTATCCAGAAAGTATATTCAGAGAATTAGAAAGAAATACAATTTCTGTTCCAGATACACAAAATATTTTTGATTTATAAAAACTTTTTACTTTTTTTTGGTATAAGATAAAAAATAACATTTACTATGAATGAAAAAGATGAATTGGCTAAAGAACATTTACGTGAACTTGATAAAAAACATGGAAAAAATTTAGATGATGTTCTACCCGAATCAGAAAAAACGTTAACAGAAGAATCAGAGATAACACCAACAGAAAATCCAAGAATTGTTAAAAGAAATGGTAAAAG